ACAAGAACAAAAGAAAGGTGCAATTTTGCACGACTTGGGATTACTACAAACTCAAATACATAGTTTAAATCATATGTATGTTGAACTAATGGTAGAACAAGATAAATCTAAAAAAGAACTAGAAGAAGAATACGGTAAAGTTAATATTAATCTTCAGGATGGTTCTTATGAATTAATACCAGAAAAAGATGAAGAAAATAAGTAAACACATTTCTTATAAAGAATCAACTCATTCGCAATATGCTAAAGAAAACAGTATAAGTAATAAACCAAAAGCTGAACATATTAAAAATATGGAATTAATAGCTGAAAAGGTTTTTGAACCATTACGTGAATGGGTTGACGCCCCTATTAAAGTAAACAGTATGTTTAGGTCTGAAGAATTAAATACTGTTATTAAAGGAGCATTTAAATCGCAGCATTTGACTGGTAATGCCATTGATATTACTTCAATGGGTGGAAAGACTAATCTTGAAATGTTTCATTACATAAAAGACAATTTAGATTTTGATCAATTAATTTGGGAATTTGGTGATGAACCAAAGTGGTTGCACGTTTCTTATGTAAGTCCTAAAGAAAACAGAAAAAGAGTTTTAGTAACAAAGCGAAAGGGTAAATATTACACTTGGGCTGATTGTAAAGATTGCTAATGAAGTTTGATTTTGTTATAATAGATCGATCGTTAATAGGTTTATTATTTGGTTTTAGTTATTTACCAAAAGAAGATAAAATTGATTATAGTGAATTAAATATTTATATGTTATTAATTGTTTTACATTTTAAATTTTACTAAATGCCAATTCCCAAGAAAAAACAAAACGAAAAACAAAGTGATTATATGGTTCGATGTGTGCCTCAACTAATGAAGTATCACGATAAGTCGCAAGCAATAGCCATTTGTTACAAGGAGTTTAAAAAAAAATAAAATGATACACGATTATAAAACTATATTAATTAACGCAGGAACTTTTACAATATCAATGACTAATATCGATGTCGCACTAAAAATAATTTTAGTAAGTGTAACAATAGGCTATACAATACAAAAATGGTATCTTTTAAATAAAAATAAAAAGAAGTAATGTCTAAAAAAAAGTTTTCTGAAACAAAATTAGGTAAATTTCTTAAAAAAGTTGGCTCATCTTTAGTCAACAAGGCTGAACATATATTGCCTGATAGTGGATTTTATGGTATTTTGAAGAACTTAATTACTACCGATAAACAACTTACACCAGAAGATAAACAAACAGCCTTAAAACTGCTTGAAATGGATATGGTTGAGATGCAAGAGATTTCTAAAAGGTGGGCTTCTGATATGAAATCCGATAGTTGGCTTTCTAAAAACACCAGACCAATGACATTGATATTTCTTACCATATCAACTGTATTTATAATTTTATTAGACTCTTTAAATATAGATTTTGGAGTTAAAACAGAATGGATTGATTTGCTTAAATCACTTTTGATTACTGTTTATGTTGCTTACTTTGGTTCAAGGGGAGTTGAAAAATTTAAAGCAATCGGCAAATAGAATAATTTACCGAACTCATTATTTTTATTTTTAGTATTTATTTTTATATAATTTTATATAATTATTTATATATATATATTTTTATATATTTGTATATATCTATTTAAGTTTATAAGAATTAAAAAATTCAAAGTTATTATTTTTTTTTTAGATTTAAAAACTTTTATAATAATTTAAAAATAACATTATGGAATACTCACAAGAAATAATTGATAAGATATTCAGTTACAAGACAATAACAGACAAAGAAAAAATTGATAGATTGTTAGAAATTGATGCCACCCAATATACAAACTGTGGTCTGGAAACAACTAAAACTGAAAAATCATTAGTCAAAAAGAACAGCAGATATATATATAAGACTATTAAAAAGATTGATGAAAAAATAGGCAAGTCACTATTAGAACATCAAGACTAATGGCAAAAAAATTAACAAGAAGTAAATTAGTTAAAAAACTTGACACAGTATTTAGTCAGTATATAAGACAAAAAAATGCTGTTGATGAAATAAGTACCTGCTTCACTTGTGGAAAAAAAGATCATTGGAAAAAACTTCAGAATGGTCACTTTCAAAGTCGTAAACATTATTCAACAAGATGGGATGAAATTAACTGTCAGGTGCAATGCGCAGGATGCAATGTGTTTAAATATGGCGAACAATATGTTTTTGGAAAAAAATTAGATAAAAAGTTTGGTCAGGGAACTTCGGAAAGATTACACTTAAAATCAAAACAAATTATTAAGTTAGCTGACTTTGAATTAGAAGACCTTATAATAAGATATAAAAATTTTGTAGATTGTTTTTAAAACACTATATTTGATTGTTCTGTTTTGTTAAATGAAAAGGGGGTTAATTTATTTTAATCCTTTTTTTTTGTCTTGTACTTGTTTTATTAACTTTTTTGTTTATATTTGCTTAATATTAATTTATAAAATAGAACAAAATGATAACACAAGCAGACACATTAAGAGCTGAAATTAAAACATTAGAGGCTCAACTACAACACGCAGCGCTAAATCGTGATGCGTTTTCACAGATAGCTATTCACAAGCGTTTAGATATAGCTAAATCAATTTTAATTAATATATACTAATGAATATGAATTACTCAAAACAGACGTATGCAACAGTCATTCAGCAGTATGAATGGAAAGTTGAATCATTATTAAACAAGATTAATGAACTGCAAGCTAGAATAGAGGTTAGCGATGCAGAATTTAACAAAATTAGAAAAGATATATTTTAATTTAAACAACAAACAAATGAACAGAAACAAATTAGTCGAACTTTATAAGAAGTACGAATTAACAAAAGACGATGTCTACAAACATAAAATGTATTTAATCATCACAAGACAAGGGATTGAAAAAATTCAAGCAAAAGAAAAAATCTTTATTTCTTACGAGGTTATAAGATGTGAACCAAACTTTGCTGTAATAAAAGCAGTTGCAGTTAAAGAAAATATGACAATAGAAACTTTTGGTTCTGCTTTAAAAGGTGAAGGATTTAAAAATGGAAATTGTCAAAGTTGGTATATTGCCGAAATGGCTGAAAAACGTGCCTTATCCAGAAGCGTTCTTAAATTGACAGGATTTTATGAATTAGGCGTATTTGGTGAAGATGAATCAGATGATTTTAAAAACAAATAATATTAACTAAATAAATAAATTATGAGTACATTAATTAATGCAAGTATTAGGGTGGATAAACTTCCAAAGGAAAAATTTGTAAAAGGTAAGGTTGACAAAAATGGTGACACACCTGTTTACTATAACTTTACAATATCGGTTCAAGACTCAACAACATATGGAAATAATGTTTGGGTTACTGATTCACAAACAAAAGAAGAAAGGGAAGCTAAAATGAAAAAACTTTCTTTAGGAAATGGTAAAGTTGTTTGGACAGATGGTAATGTTGTTTTAGCAGAACGTCAAGACAATGAAATAACTTCAAATGAACCTGCACCAGTTGCAGAAAGTGCCGATTTACCATTCTAAAAACAATCTAACTAACTAATTAAAAAGGTATAGGTTTAAACTTCTATACCTTTTTTTTTATATATTTATCAAATGACAGAAAAACAAACAGAACAAGAATTATTGATGCAATTTATTGAAGAAGATTGTTATATTGATCCAAAACAAAAAATAGATTACCCACCTGTTGCATTATCATTTGGGGAAAAAGTAATAAGATATAAAAGTGGTGATGTTATAGTTCCAATACCATTAGCTAGTTTTGGAAATTTATCCGTAATAACCGCACCGCCAAAGACAAAGAAAACATTTTTTGTTTCATTATTAGCTTCAGTTTTTATGAGCGGTCAAAACGCTTATGGTGGTGATTTAAAAGGACATAGAGAAGACGGACACCTTGTTCATATAGATACAGAACAGTCGAAGTGGCATTGTCAAAAAGTCTTTAGCAGACCGTACGATATGGATTCAAATATAATGTCAGAAAAATATCATACCTTTGGATTAAGGTCAATTAATCACAAAATGCGAATTGAATTTATAGAACATTATTTAAGAAATAAAATTAATAAACCTTCGTTGGTCATTATTGATGGAATTGCAGATTTATGTGCTGATGCAAATTCAATTTCTGAAAGTTCACAATTAGTTCAAAAATTAATGGAATGGTCAAGCGTTTTTAATTGTCACATAATAAATGTAATTCATCAAAACTTTGGTAGTGCTAAACTTGGAACTGGTCATCTTGGATCGTTTCTGGAAAAGAAAGCTGAAACTGTTATATCATTAGAAGCTAATACAGTCAATAAAGATTGGGTTACGGTTAGGTGTGGTCGAAGCAGGGGTTTTACATTTGACACATTTAGTTTTGAAGTTAATGATTTTGGTATTCCTGTAATTGTTGGAGATTTATATGACCCTTTAAAATAGTATGGTACAAAAAACAATGATATTAATTGCTAAAAAGCACGACACGTGGGTTGAAATAGTTCAGACATTTGGATGCACTAAAACATTAGCAGAAGATATTGTTCAAGAAATGTATTATAAAATTCAACTTAAGATTGAATCAGGGCTTAATATAATGTACAATGATGAAATTAATTACTATTATATTTTTAAAGTATTAAAAACGCTGTTTATTGATTTAAAACGTAAAGGTAAAAACATCACAATAGTTAATCTTGATGATGTACATTTGACAAGTAATGATATTGACTATCAAGAATCATATGATAAAATACAATTAGCGTTGTCACAAATGTATTGGTATGATCGAAAAGTTTTTGAGGTTATAAATAATGGTGAATCAATTGCAGAATTTTCCAGAAAATCTTTTATACATTATTATTCACTTTATAATACATATCATAAAGTTAAAAGCAAATTAAAAAAACTGTTATGATTCTAAATATTAATCAAGATTTAAAAATTAAATGTTGGGAATATCTAGCAAAAAATAATATGGGCAAAAGGCATTCAGCAAATGGCAATAAAGAGGAACAGTTGGTTGGATTAATTGGTGAGATAATGACTAAAGAATTGTTCAACATAAAACACGAATGGAAATCTGGTTTTGATGGTGGATTTGATTTTATATATAAAGGCAAGAAAATTGATGTTAAAACAATGGGTCGAACTGTAAATTCAAAACCTTTTTATGTAAATAACTTTGTTGCTTTTCAAAAAGAATTTGATTGTGATTGTTACATTTTTAATTCAATTAATAAAAAAACAAATGAATTGACAATTTGTGGTTGGGTTACTAAAGAAGATTTATTAACCAAAGCGTTCTTTTGTGAAAAGGGTTCTGTTGTTAAAAGATCAAATGGCAGTTTATTTACAGCAGCTTATGATTTTTATATGCTTGAAAATAATAAATTAAATAACATAAATACTATAATATGAATTTAGCCTTTTTACATCCTTGTCCTGTTTGTTTTAGTATTAGTTTAATTGGATATGTAATTTATAAAAAATATAAAAAATGAAATTAGGAGATTTAATTTATTACATTACTAAATATACAGGTATTAAATACCTTGTAGATTCCTACCATAAAATGAAAGGAACTAAATGTAATTGTCCAGACAGAAGAAAAAAACTGAATGAAATTAAAATTAAAAGATGGTAAAATTTGAAGAACTCGACCGCAAAGACTGGGAACAATTTAGAATGGGAACAAAGTCACACCTATCAGCACTTGAATTTCAATTGGTCTGCGAATTACACTCAAAATATTACAAGCATAGTTTTTTCAAGCCCTGCACCTGCTCACCAAAAACAATCAAAAAATGGATAAAGGATTTGAATGTAATTTGGGAAAATGGGAATAAAGAAAATTAACCAATGGGAGAAAGCAGTTGTAATGCTGCTTAACTTTGATGGATGGGAATTAGAATGGACTGGAAATGGTTCATCACGATTTGATGCTGAAGGTTTCACACCTGAAAAAAATGGCAAACGTTTTCGTTGTGTTATTGAAATGAAATTCAGAAATAAATACTATGCAGAAAAAATGCTTGAATTAGATAAGTATTCTGCACTTATGAATTTAGATGATGATATAATCAAACTATACTTTGTTAGTGATCCTAAAGGAAATTTTATGTATTGGCTTAACACTTTAAAGATGCCAGACACTATAAAGAAATATTGTCCAGACACTACAATGTGGACAAAGAAAAAGATTCTTAAAGATGTTTACCTGCTTAAAGAAAACGATGCTGTCAGAATCAATCTAAACACTTTTAAGAAATAAGTTGTAAAACGTTTTGTTTATAAGTTCATTTAAATTACATTTGAAATATGAAACTTAACAACGCAGCTTGGATAGAATTAAAGTTAAGAATTGAAACACTTCTTAAGTCTGACACGAATATCACCGACGTGTCAATCAACTACCAAGTCAAACAAACAAAAGGTGAAAAGAACTTCGCAAAATTTAACATAAAACTAGAACAATGAAACACAGAAAAATTAGACAGTTCCGTTCAAGGCAAGGCAGATCAGACAGAAAGTACAATGATTCAATGAAAATATCTTTGTTTTGCTTTATAGTAATATTTATTTCAATACTAATAATGTTAATAAAACAATAATGACAAAGCAACAACGAATTAATCAACTTGAACAAGAATTAGAACAAGCCAAAAAAAATACTTATGTAGGTGAAACACATCAATTGCATTGTAATGATGGGGAACTGTATATATACTATGGAGACACTAATGAAGAAAGATGCCTTGTTATGGATGCACAGCAGCTATTTAAAGACCTTCCGTTTATTATTGACCAAGTAACAAAGGAAAATCAAAAAATGCAGGATATGTATATGGACAACATTAAAGATGCAATTAAATTATTATGATTTTGCTAATAGATGCAGACAGTTTAATCTTTGCAAGCTGCTACAGGAAACGTGAACATCCAGAAGATGAAAAATACTACACAGACATTTCAGATGCAAGAAGTAAGTTTGATGAGCAGTATATGGCTATTGTTAACCATTTAGAGGACATATACAACATTGATAGAGTAATTACATTTAGTGGATCAAAGGGAAACTTTAGGAAACTAATAACACCTGTATATAAAGCCAACAGAAAAAAACAAGAACTGCCCCCATTATTAAATGAGATGCACCAATTCGTAAAAGACCAATACGACAGCGTATATGGATTTGGAATTGAAACTGATGACATAGTTGCAAAATACTGGTATGAGTTATCTAAAGCAGCAGGCAGGGATAACGTGATGATTGTTTCTATTGACAAGGACTACAAACAATTTCCTGCATTAATATACAACTATCATTATAAGCACAAAGAAATATTAGACATTACAGAAGATGAAGCAATGTATAATTTATATGAGCAATTCATAATTGGAGATTCAGCAGATAATGTCAATTACTTTAAAGGTAAGGGAAAACGATTTGCAGAAAAATATCTAGCAGATTGTGAAACAAAATATCAATACACAAGAAAGATGTTTGAACTGTTTCAAAAAGAATATAAAGGCAAAGCCAAACAGAAATACGCAGAATGCTATCACCTACTAAAATTAAGAACAGAATGAGGGGAACACAACCACATTACGAAAACGGAAAAGACTATGATGTTATTGATATAATAAACGACTATAAACTAAACTTCTGTAGAGGGAACATATTAAAGTATGTAATTAGAGCAGGAAAAAAACGTGATGAACTCCAAGACCTTTTAAAAGCAAAAGATTATCTTGAACGTGAAATACAATTATTACGAAAAAATAAATAAAATGAAAATAAATAGTGCAAAAGAAATTGGATTAAAAGTATCTGACATAATAGGTGTTGATATTTTTAAGAACACAAGGAAAAGGGAATATGTAGAAGGAAGGGCGTTAGTTGTTTATCTTTTAAGAAAAAAACTTTTAATGCGTTGGGTTATGATAGCAAAATATTTTCAAGATAATGGGAAGCATATGGATCATTGTACCGCAATATATCTTTGTAAATCATATCTAATATATAAAGAAAGCAATTCAATGTTAGGAGAAATTGAATCAATGTTTAGTTTTAAAAGTAAACTTAATTATGATGAAATTGATAAAATTCACTACACAGAAAACAAGTTAAAAAACAGCGAAACCAAAAACCAAATATTAACTGAAAAAATTAAAACGTTAGAAGCTAGGCTTAATGATCCCATAATGCAAGTGTTAAAAGATATAACACCAGAACAAAGATTACAAGCAGAAGAAAGACTGACATTGCTTAAACAAAGTTGGGCTTGGAAATATGAAGATAAATGCGAGATAATAGAATCAACCGATGGAATTAGTGGTTCAGCATATTAAATAATAATAAAATCAATCATTATAAACGTTATATAGTAAGATTGAATAAACAATAAAAAATCAATATGGATAAAAGAAAAAACAATGGAGGCGTAAGGGATGGAGCAGGCAGACCAAAAAAAGCAGATGAGATAAAGCTAATTGAGAAGCTAGACAATCTAATTGACAATGATGAGGTGATCAAAACATTAGGTAAACAAATCCTTAAAGGGGACTCACGTGCTATGTCCTTATACTTTGGATATAGATATGGCAAGCCTAAAGAATCAGTTGATATAACATCATCTGAAGGCTTTAATGTAAACTTTAAAGACCTCATCAAGTTTAAGTGATAGAAGTCGATAAAAAGTATGCACCGATTACAGACACAGATTCTCGTTACTTTATTGTGACAGGGGGTCGTGGTTCTGGTAAATCTTTTTCTATTAACTTACTGCTTGTGCTGCTTACATATGAAGCAGGGCATACAATTCTATTTACACGTTTTACGTTAGCCTCCGCATACATATCAATCATACCAGAATTTATTGACAAGATTGAAACCCTAAATATTGAAGAAGACTTCCACATTACAAAAGATGAAATCATAAATAAGCGTTCAGGAAGCAAGATAATATTCAAAGGGATTAAGACATCGTCTGGTGATCAAACAGCCAACCTTAAGTCCCTAACCAATGTTAGCACGTGGGTAATGGATGAGGCTGAAGAACTAGTTGATGAAAACATCTTTGACAAAATTGATCTATCGGTCAGAAACCTTAAACAACAAAATAGGGTCATAATGATATTGAATCCTGTAACAAAAGAACATTGGATATATAACAGGTTTTTTGAAGACAAGGGTGTAATGGAGGGAAGCAACACAACTAAAGAAAACACAACATACATACACACCACATATTTAGATAACCTCGACAATCTATCTGAAAGCTATTTAAACCAAATAGAAAATATTAAGAAAAGAAGACCAGACAAATACAAACATCAAATGCTTGGTGGTTGGTTAGCAAAGGCAGAAGGTGTTATCTTCAACAATTGGAAGATTGGTCAATTTAAGAAAATAGGTGTTTCTGTATATGGTCAAGATTATGGATTTGCTGCTGATGCTTCAACGTTGGTTGAAACAAACATTGACACTAGAAACAAAATCATCTACTTAAAGGAATGTTTTTATTTGAATGGACTTACCACATCAGAAATTGCTATGCTTAATTTAAAGCACGCTAAAAGCGATTTAATTGTTGGTGATTCTGCTGAACCTCGTTTACTATCAGAAATCAAATCAAAGGGCTGTAATATAGTTAAAGCAATAAAGGGTCAGGGATCAATCACATATGGAATCTCATTGCTTCAAGATTATGATTTGGTTGTGGATGAATCAAGCATTAACCTTATCAAAGAATTAAACAACTATTCGTGGTTGGAAAAGAAATCAAAAACACCACAAGACAATTGGAATCATTTAATCGATGCAATCAGATATGCTGTTTCATATCAGCTACAAAATCCTAATAGGGGAACTTACTATATATCATAAAAGTTATAAAATGTTTTGTTTATAACTAAATAAGTGTTATCTTTGAGTATTGGTAATTAAGCCAATATAAAAACAGACACAATGAAAATTTACAATAACAAAAACATTAAAAGCCTTTTAGATTTAATTAAAAAATATAATCAAAGAACTATGGAAAGTTTAATATGGAGAGGTAATAAAATCAACATTAGTAAAGACGAAGTAATCAAATCTGTAAATTTATTATTGGATTTAAAAGTAATAAATGAAAAAGAAGAAATGGTAGGTGATGGATGGAATAGTATAGAAACTTGTATATTTTACGAATTAGCATAATAACTATAGGGGTGTAAAAACCCCTTTTAAAAACAGAACAGATGAATAAATTAAACAAAGCAGGCAAAGCAGGTAAAAAGTTTAAAAGGTTTCAAGGCATTATGCTAATTGTGATTCCTTCTTATTTTATAGTAAGAATATTATTGAGCTTAATTTTTAATATATAAATTATGAGTTGGGATGATTTTTTAAATCCACACGAGCAGCCAGAATATGAATGTGGTGTATGTGGAAAACCGATGAACCACGATAAAGATTATTGTTCTAATAGTTGTTACGAAGCAGATATGATGTAAGGATAACTTGGGAAAACTTACATCAATTAGGGCGGCTAGAAATAGCTGCCTTTTTTTTATTACTTTTACTATTATAAAAATGAACTT